AAGTGTGTAACGCTTCTGAGTTGTTCCGTCCGCAAGATTAACTGTTTCGTCACAAGCGTCTTGAGCAGCTTGGAACGAGGCTTCGTTTATCTCCGATTGAGGAACATTCAGGCCATCTTTGCTGACAAGATAGTCCCTGATAACGCGGGCAGGATTGTCCGAGAACGCTACGCTCGACCCATCATAAATGGCAACCTTTTTGCCATCGACATCCATACTAATGTTGGGGATGCTAGTTGGGTATGCGTCAGCATCATATTCCAATCGGGCATAGAAATAAGATATGCCATTCAAGATATGACTTTCGGTCCAGTCAGAAACCTCGTCAACCAAATCCGCATCCGCATGAGTTTGCGTGCCATCGTAGAACTTGAACCGCGCCAAATTGGCAAATGGATTTAGAGGCTGGCCCAGAAACGCGAATTGATCGTTGGGCGTAAACCTAGACACTCCCCGACGATCTTGCGGAGACGAGACTGGGACACTAAGATCGACCTGTTCATCGTTGAAAAATACCGTCGCCGTATTAAAAAGCTTCGACGCCAAGTTCTCCACTTCGTGCGGAGCGACCGCAACGACCAAGTGCAGATACTTCCCCTCGTCTGTCGTATCCATAAACAGGATTGGACCCGAAACCCGTGCGCTACCGTAAATAACTTTGCGTGGAGCCGCAGACTGGCGAACCATAACATCACGGCCAGAAGCCTCTTGGCTGAAGGTCGCAGCAGAAGGCTCGTCATATAAGGCATTTCCGACGCCACCTGAAACGGTCATCACAGCAAAGGTCTGCAAACCTATTATCGGATTTGCGGTGACTACCGTCGCTATCGCCGCCGTAATCGCAGCGGGAATGACAGTCTCAAAAGCACCTTCGACGAAATCAGATAACCAACTCATCAGAACCCACTTTCGTAGGGCGGGTAAAAACCACCGCCACCGCCGCCAACTGTAGACGCCGCCCCAGGCTGTCCCCAAGTTACCGACTTATTCTGGATGCTGTTTACGAACTCAAGCCCCCTGTCGCCAGGATGCTTAATCTTTTGGTCAGCATCAGTGTATCGTGCGACAGCCCCGCGCCCAAGGCTGATTAGTTGGTTTTCGGCAGTGATTGTAACAGTCGCCCCCGAAGATGCCTCGGCTATATTCATCACGTCCATCTTGCCCTCAAAGACCATATACGGGTCTGCGACTACGGAGCCATCGATTCCCAAGAAGCCGAAGTGTATGCGACACGCGCCGCCCTGATATTGCTCGGTAAGGGCAAGCGAAATAAAGGTCGATGGAACTCCACTCACGATAACCTTAGCACCTGTGGCCCTGATCTCTGTTGTTTCTTCTGCCGTATCGACGCCCGCCAAATCGGCTGACCCTGTGTAAGTGTTGCCGCCGAAGGCAATGTCGCCGTAACCAGTCCAGAAGCGCGTGAACCCATCATCAAACTCAAGCTCAATAGCATAGAATGGGGCAACAGCCTCCCCGTCCAATTCATTGTTGAAGGCGGTCGTCGTGCTGCGGGTCATCAGATTGCCTCAATCGCGCCGAATGTCAGGCCGTAGGTGGACACCTCGTCGATGGTAAATTGAACTTGGCTTGCCGACAAGCGGAAGCGTCCCTTCGCATTGCTCACGATGACAGTGCTGTCGTCGGTTGGGCTACTGCGAAGGTCAGGCCAAACCGTGACAGTCGCCTCTCCAGAAGCGTTGCTATCCACATCATCCAATACTTTATAAAGCTGGGCTGTCGAGCCAGAACCAAGCTGGATGTAATCACCAGCCAACAGATAGCCCGTGGCACTTGCGGGCAACCCGTCAATGTCAAGCTCGTTGCCAGTCTGACTTGCACCGTTCACGACAGGTGTGCCAGGGGTATCCTTCGCAGAGCCACGGGGCGTGGCTGCGGCTGGATCACCGAGGAGGAAAGTCCCGTATTGCCCGTTTAGTTTCAACAGAAACGCAAACCAACTCTCCGCTTCAGCGCGGTTCATTGGAGGCAAGGCAATGTCAGCCATCCAGCTTTGGCCAGGATACTTATGGACCTGTTGCTTGTAAGTGAATGGCGACCTAGAAATGCCAACAGTGTTTCTCGCCATAAGCGTCACTGATCTTATGTTCTTGCTGGTCGGGATCGAGAGTGGGTAGGTTATAGCCATTACTATCTCTTCATCGAATTAGCATAAGAGCCACCGCGACGAGACGCATCCAAGACAGCTTGCTTACTCGCCGCTTGGATTTGTGGCATCATTGTCTGGATTTCGTTGCGGACAGTTTGCTGGACGCCCGTGGTGACGTTGATGGTCTGATTGACGGTTACACCGCCGCCGCCGAGTTCGTTGTTGGGGATGATTGAGCCTGCGGAGTTCGCGACGAAGAGTTCTGGTCCGCGCTCGCCGACCAATGTGGTTCGTCCACGTTGAACAGGACCGCCGATAGCTTTCGGAGAGCCGAATGTTTGAGGGAACCTGGACTGAAGCCCGCCGCTAATCCCTGTGGCGATCTGACGGACAATCATAATCTGAATAAGCTCGTTGATGATTGCCTTAGCCATCTTGCCAAAGCTGTTTTCGAGCTTCTCGTTGCCCGCGACAATGTCACCGATAACATTGCCGAATGACTGGCCGATACCTTGTGCCAGACCATCATATTTATGCTTTGCCTCACCAGCTTTTTTTGCCGCGTCTTCAGCCGCCTTAGCCGCCTTTACCTCCTCCAATGTTAGCTTAGAGAAACCCTCTCCAGTGTTGGATGCGGCAACGCCAAGCTGTGTCAGAGTATCGCGCAGTTGCACAGACTTCTCTGTTGTCAGCCCCGTGAGTTGGGCCAAAAGCGCCTGAGCGCGTTTGATTGCATTGAGCTTTTCGTCGGGACTTGCGTCAACTACGGCTTGGAACGCCTTTGCAAGCGCACTAGCGCCATCTGTTGTTGTCCCAAGGTCTTTAGCCAAGTCCTTGGTGGTCGTTGTGAATAGACCGAAGGCAAAAGCCAAAGTTCTGCTCTCCTCGGACAAAGAGTTTAGAGCCTTTACGTTTCTTTGCGCTTGCGAAATCTCAGTGGAAAACCCCTGCAAGGCCGTTGTGGCTTTGATGACAGCGTTCTGACGCAATATCTCGTTCAACGCGCGTTCAGCGTTTACCAGGGCGATAGTCTCTTCGGTTACTTCACCATACTTGTTCTTGATTTTGTCAAACGCTGTGGCAAGATCGCCACTAAATTCTTCTGTCTTGCCCAAGGCATCATTCAGTATCGTGCTGGCCGTGGCCAAATCCCCAGCCTCTTTCGCTGCCTGATCCAAAAAAGTCTTGTAGGCAGCGCCAATGGCAACCACCGCACCCAAGACCGCACCGAATGGACCGAAGATGCCAGCAAGCTGAGACATTTGCTGACCAAAGGCTCTGGTCGCATCTGTCCCCGAACCGATCTGAACAAAAAAGTCACCGACTTGGTAGCCAGCTTGTTGTATCCCAGACCTGGCAAATCGGGACAATCCGCGCTCAGTATGATTTAGTTGCTTGCCAAAAGTATTGCTCGCCCTCTGTGCGGACACAACGGACTTGCTGAAGTCTTTAGTGGATGATTGGGCGCGACGCATCGGCCCCGTGAACCGATCCTTTAGCTCCAGAACCTGTAAGAAGCTATCTGCCATTCTTATCTCCGATCACTTCAAAGTAGGCGACCCATTCATTATACTCGTCAAGACTAATTTCTTCAATCTCAGCGATAGTCTTTCCAAGCCTATCAGCTAGGGCAATGAGATTTAGCCTGAATGGGTCGCGTCGGAGTTTTTTGCGTGGTCCTCAGCGGTCGCACTTTCCATCACCTGGCCAAAAACCTTGGCAATGGTTGTGACAGGCTCACCCATAAGAGTTGTCTTGTCCTCTAGGGTAAACAGCTTATCGCCCTCGGCGTCTTCGGCCTTGATGATGATAGCCTCAACCATCGCACCCATAGACGGGCTTACCAAGAAGTCTTGGTGCTTGCGAGAAATCTTGTCGATGTCCCTGGCTGTTAGTGGGCCAAAATATACGACAAGAGGATTACCGTCC